CTGACACAGAGGACTGGCAAAAGCATCCAGCGCCACTAACTGAGTATGCGTCGTCTCCGAGCGAGATCGTGCGAGTATCGCCGTGGGAGACGACGATCACGGATGGCGTTTCAGACTGAGTGAGAGTCTGTAAGCTGTTCCATCGATAAACGCCTGAAACAAATCACGGCCGCCGCCGCTATCGCCCCCGAACGCTTTACCTTCTCGTCGTCAAATCGCGGGTATGGTGATTCGCTAATGCCGTTCGCCGGCTTCGAGGACTTCGACGATTGTCTCGCGACGATGCGACGCGAACAGGACTATGACGAGGAGACGGCGCGCCGGGTATGCGGCGCGCTTCAAGCGGAACAGAAATCCGAACATGGCGATGTTGACGCGTTACGCGAAGCGATCACGCGCGGGCGGGGCCTTATCGCAGACGTCGGCGTCGACCTCGTGTCGGGCGTGGACGTCCCGGCGATCGACTCGGCGTGGGTCATGCGCAAATCGACGGACGACACACACGACTATCGCGTCGACTCCCAGATTGTCTTATCGAAGCGAGACGACGACGCCGAGGCGGACCGCGTGGCGTATGCGGCGGCGATGATCCCGCGCGAACCCGATAAAGAGGGGGACGTCGTGGCGACGCCGACGGTCGAGAAGGCGGCGCATGACTTTCTGACGTCGGACGGCGGCGTCGATACCGATCACTCACTTATCGACGGCGAGGGCGACGTCGTCGAGTCGTGGGTTCTCAAGGCCGATCGCGAGTTCGACCTTCCCGGCGGCGAGACGCGCGAGTATGGCGCGGGAACGTGGATGGTCGGCATCAAGTGGGGTAAAGACGCGTGGGAACGCATCGAAGCGGGCGAGCTGACGGGTCTCTCAATCTACGGGATGGCCGAACAGGTGGAACTCGGGAAGGCGGCCGACGCGTGTGCCGAATGCGGGGCCGCGTCCGACACGGACACCGCCGAGATGGCGACGGCGACGGCAAAAGACTTCGCGGTTCCGTTCGCGGACGAGGTCGTCGTCCATGTGGTGTATGAGTCCCAGACGGCGGCCGAAAAGGCGTCGGAAGCGATGGGTCTCGGCGGCGCGATTCACGAACACGAACTCGACGGCATGGCCGTCTTCATGCCGGGCGAGTCACACGACGAGTTTGTCGACGCGTATCTCGAGTTCGCCGAGTCGGACGACGTCGGGCCAGTCGTCGACAGCTATCACGAAAAGTCGCGTCGCGACGTGTGGAAAGACGAAGACGACCCCTGCTGGGAAGGCTATACCATGGTCGGCCTGGACGAAAACGGCGATCCGCGGTGTGTGCCTGACGACGACATCGAAAACGTCGAGTTCGATAGCGTCACCGTACGCGAGTCGCCGGACCAGCCGGCCCCAGGTGTCGCCGAGAAGGGCGACGACGCGGGCGGCGACGGGGGGGAAACACCTAACAATAGCGCCGACGAAACCTCGAAACACGAAGCCATGACTGACGACGACCCGTCGCTGTCGGCGGTCGCCGAAAAGGTCGATGGGCTATCCGACGACGTGTCCGCGATTAAGGACGCGATCGGGTCGTCCGATTCGACCGAGAAGGCGGCTATCGACGCGATCGACGATGCGGTCCAGACACTCGCCGAAAGCGAGGACATCGACCTGGCGGCTGACGATATGCGGTCGATGCTTCTCGACGCCATCCAGCCGGCCGATAAGGCCGACGACATGGACGGCGACGACATGGACGAAATGGACGACGAAGACGACGAAGACGACGAGGATATGGAAATGTCCGCGTCTGAGAAGTCGGTCGACGAAGCGAACCTCGCGAAGGGTCACGCCGGCGGCCCCGGAACGACGGCCGGCCTCGAAAGCGGCGACGCGAACTCGGGGGTCCCGAGTTACCGCGACCTCGTCGAATCCCACGGTGATAACTAATGTCTACTAACGCCCCAGTCACGAAGTCACGAAGCGAAATCCGTAAGAACCGCGAGTCGATGTATAAGTCGTCGTTCGGCGACCTGCCGAACGGGACGATTTACCGCGACCCCGCCGGGTGGAAGGTTCCCGACGGCGTCGCGCTTCAAAAGGATCGCTGGGACCAGCTCGCAAACGAACCCGTCGCCGAACTCGGCGGGCAGTCGGTCGTCGAGAAATGGAACAGCCTTCAGCGAAAGGGCTTCTCGCTGTCCGATACAACGTCGGAAATCGCGAAGTCACTCGACACGGGCGACTGGACGCTTCCGCTGGACATCATCCCCGAAGTCTTCGTCGTCAATCCGGGCGTGACGCCGATGGCGGACATGATCACCCGCGTGTCGACCCAGGACGACGAGGTCGTCGCGACGCCGGTCGATGCGGACCCCGAACCGACGTTCGGCCTCGAATCGCCGACCGTCGCCGAAGACGCCGAGGGTAATTACCAGTACGAATTTGAACAGCCGACCTACGGCGACCTGCGATATGAAGTCGAAGGTCTCGGCATGGCGACCCGGCTGTCGGACAAACTTATCCTGTCGTCGGCGAACCTGCGAAACGCCGAGTCGACACAAGAACAGTCACTCGTCCGCGGGATGCGAAAGAAAACCGAACGCCAGATCCTATTCGGCACGGACGCCGGACAGGGCGGCGACGCGAACGGGTACGAGGGCCTCGCCGACTTCGCGGCCGGCGACGGCGCGATAATCCCCCTCGGCGACCCCGATTCGCTTACGCCCGAAGACTACGAGGATGCGACCCGTGAGATTCTCGACGAAGCCGAGTTCGAAGGCGCGCCGCGTCAGGACCTCGCCTTTGTGTGCGACTTCGACTGGCATAACAACCTTCGGACGTCGCTTCAGGATAACGTCCGTTACAACGACCCGACGACGGAAATCTCGGCCGGGTTCGAGGCGCTGGACTTCGACGGCATCCCCGTCATGAAGTCGGACCAGTTCCCGCGCATTAGTGACCTCGGGGCCGACACGACCCAGAACGTCGCGTACGCCGTGAACATGAACGCGACCTACCTGTCGGTCCTTCGCGAGACGTCCGTCCAGCCACTCGCCCGCGTCGGCCCACAGGAACGCATGGCTGTCGATCAGTACGCAACCCTGACGGCCGAAGCGCCCGAGCATATCGTCGCTGGGTCGGTGACGACGCCGGCCTGATAGCGTCCGCGCGCGATGAAGCCGCGTGACGCTGTCGCGTGACGCGTCACGAATCACTTTCTCTTTTTTCTTAGCGGCGACGGAATAGCGGCCGCCGCGTCGAATCGCCGCTTAGAATAGGCGCGCCGGGAAACACCTAACACTACCGCCGGAAGACATACGCACATGACGACCCCGTATCAGACACTCGACCGGCTTCGCGCACGCGTCGAATATGAGCCGTCGGACATCTTCGACGACGCCGATAATGCCGAGAAACGATTCGACCGCCTACTCGCGGGAAGTGACTCGGTCGGCGAGACGGACGGTTTTCGCGGTCTCGAAGCCGAAGCGCGCGGCATTATCGAAACGCGTCTCGGCGATAACACCCTCGCCGCCGAAGACGGCCGCGTCGACGTGATGCGAACGACCGACGACTCGGCGATGCCACTCGTCTTCCCGATTCGCGACGTCCAGTCGGTCGAATATAAGCTTAATCTCGGCGACGACTTCGAGACGCTGGACGCCGACCGGTGGGACTTCACCGACCATAACATCGTCCTGTCGTACGGGCGGCGGATGGCCGAGTCGCGACACGGGTTTCGGGGGAACCGCCTTACCGGGTTTACCGCACGACTGACGTGGCTCGACCTCGCCGAAAAGATACGGGTCACGTACGACCGCGGCTTCGACCCGGTCCCGGCGGACGTCCTGTCGGTCCAGGTCGCGATCGTGAATCGAATGCTTCGGAACTTGAAGGTCGAACAGAACGTCGCGGCGATGGAACCCGACCAGCTCGAAGCCATGACGGCGTCGGAAGCGATTCTTACCGACGACATCCGCGACCGAATCGACCAGGTGACGCCACTCGGCGGGGCGACCCAGGCGATATAATGGCGACCGGGCGCATCACGTTCGATCTGTCGGACGTCGAAGCCGAGTTATCGGCCGAGACGGCGTCAATTCTCGAGGACATCGCGAACGACCTCGTGAATAACTTGAAGA